GAAAATTATTTGTGGATGAAAAGAGCGTTTATGGAATTTACATTAAGAAAATACTCCAAGAAATTTTCTTCTTTTTATTTTCACCACATAACAGAAAAGTTTCTGAGCGATTTTGTAAATTATACATTGAGACGTGCAAAGCTTAAAAATGCAAATAGTCAAGGTGGTCTTCCTCATAAATTAGGTCTGCTTCGTGCCGTTTTTAGATATGCCTATAAACGTAATATGTATGGCGTTAATCTGGGGGTATTTGATTCGGTACAAGAATACATGCAGGAGAAACAGCCGGAACCAAAAACGATTTCTCCCAAATCCATTGTCCGTATAGAAAACATGAGTAGGAGAGATTTTACTCCTAAAGAATGCTTCTATATTGATTTGTTTCTCTTCAGTTATTATACCGGTGGAATGGCAAACGTGGATGTGTGTCATTTGACGAAAGATTGCATAAAAGAAAATCAGATCATTTATGAGCGCAGAAAAGTGAACAAGAAGGCTACTCCTTTTCTTACAGACAAGGCTCGTATAATCATCAATAAATACAAGGATGAAGCTTTGGGTGATTATGTATTTCCTATTTTCAAAATCAAGCACAATACTGAAGAAAAGAAACACATGAGGGTTAAAGTAATCAGCATGAACGTGAACAAGACACTGAAGAAGGTAAGGGAGAAACTAAAAATAAAGGATGAAATCACCTGGTATTCGGCTCGTGGAACCTTTATCTCGAAAATGATAGACGAGGGATTCCATCCTATGCAAGTAGCCCAGTTTGCCGGAAACAGTCCTGACATGATTTACCGTCATTATTATAAGAATACAGATCCGAAATCAACGCTGGAGAGCTTGAACCGGATATTTTAAGAGAATAAAGAACCTGTCTTCAGTGGCAAATTAAATCTGGAGACAGGTTTGTGAAATAATTAAAATATCATTTTAAATAGTTTGTATGTTATTTATTTGTTATACATTTGTGATA